GTGATCACACAGAAACCGGTCGCCGACGCTTGACGCTCGAGCACCGGTGTATCGTTGCCACAACGAGAACCGGTCGCGAGGACCGGTTCCGAGATCACAGGAGGCGCGATGCCACCGGATGAGGGCGGGTCGGGAACCGCGACGGCGACCGAACCGACGACGGACGCGACGTCCGATACGGGGAGCGAGGGCTCGAACGGCAACGGCGCGACGCCGGCCGGCGAGCTCGGGGACGCGGGGAAACGGGCTCTCGAGTCCGAGCGCGCACAGCGTAAGGAAGCGGAGACGAAGCTCGCCGACCTCACGAAACGGATCAAGGATTACGAGGACCGCGACAAGAGCGAGAGCGAGCGCACGCAAGAGAAGCTCGCCGAGCTCGAGCGCGAACGCGACGACGCGAGGAAAGAGCTCGAGGTGACTCGGCTCTCGATCGAGGTACAGGCCGAGGCCGCGAAAGCCGGAGCGAAGTATCCCGACGCGATCGTCCGGCTCGTGAATCCCGCCGACGTCGATCGCGACAAGGACGGGAAAGCGCGGAACCTCGACAAGCTCGTCGCATCCGTTCGTGAGAGCTACCCGGACCTGTTCAAGGGCCGAGCCGGACGAGGAGACGCCAACGGCGGGACGCAGAATCCCGACGCCGGCGGCTCGGATGCCGGCTCCGATATGAGCTCGCGGATCCGCCGGGCATCCGGCCGAGAGTGATCGGTCGGGAGTAGAGCGAACGGGACGGAATCGCGTTCTCTGAGGAGGACGTATGCCGTTCAACAGCGTTATCGACCGAACCGACGCCGGGGCGCTCATCCCGGAGCCGGAGGTGATCAAGGTTCTCGACGCCGCGACGCAACAGAGCGCGGCGCTCCGGTTCTTTGACCGTGTGACGATGAGCAAGCAGACCGATCGGATCGGCGTACAGTCGGCGCTCCCGATCGCGTATTGGGTCAACGGCGACACCGGCGTCAAGCAGACGACCGAGGCCGCGTGGGCCAAGAAGGATCTCGTCGCGGAGGAGATCGCCGCGATCGTCCCGATCCCGGAGAACGTCCTCGACGATGCGTCGTTTGACGTGTGGGAGCGGATCCGGCCGCAGATGGCAACGGCCGTCGGCCGTGCGCTCGACGCGGCGATCTTCTTCGGCGTCAACAAGCCGGCGACGTTCCCGACCGATATCGTCGCCGGCGCCGTGGCCGCGGGGAACATGTTCACGCGTGGCACGACCACGGCCGCGAACGGAGGGCTCGCTCAGGATCTCTCCGAATTGTTCTCGCTCGTCGAGAACGACGGGTACGACGTGAACGGGATCGTCGCGAAGCGGAATATGAAGGGCAAGCTCCGCGGCGTCCGCGACACGACCGGACAACGGCTCCTCGACGTCTCGACGAACGAGATCGAGGGCGTCGAGATCGCCTACGTGATGGACGGGTTGTGGCCGACCGGGGCGACACCGCCGGGCCTGTACGCCGAGCTCATCGCCGGCGATTTCACGCAAGGGATCCTCGGCGTTCGCCAGGACGTCACGTACAAGGTGCTCACGGAGGGCGTGATCACCGACACCGGCTCGCCGCCGTTGATCATCTTCAACCTGCCACAGCAGGATATGGTCGCGCTCCGGGTCAAGGCTCGTTTCGCGTTCCAGATCGCGAACCCGATCAACTGGCAGGAGGGCTCGGCGTCGCGGTATCCGTGGGCCGTCCTCCGCTCGCCGGCAACGTAGTCGGCCGACGAACCGACGGGAAACACGATCGAACGACCGAACCGGGAAGGAGATCGAGTGGCGGACAAGAAGGAGAAGGAGCCGACCACCGAGGAGCGGCTCGCCGAGGCCGAGGAACAGGGGTATATCGGCGAGACGACCGAGGAGGGGAAACAGGCCGGCCGATACGCCGACCTCAGCAACGACGAGGGCTATATGGGCGGACCGCCGAAAGGCGAGATCGTCGCCGAGTAGCTCTCGCGACAGGTGACGGCCGGCCGGCGGAGCGCACACTCCGCCGGCCGGCGCGTCTCGAGGAGGTTGTGACGTGGCGCCGACCGTAGAGGATCTCGGGCTCATCCTCGATCGTGAGATCGACTCCGGACAACAGCGCCGCGCGGAGCGGATCCTCGAGCTCGCGGCCGGCACGGTCGCGCGGGAGCTCGACCTCTCGCTCGCGGATTTCCTCTCGGATCCACCGCCGAACGCCGACGCCGTGATCCTGTCGGTCGCCGCGCGAGCGTTCGAGAACCCGCTCACGCTCACGAACGAGAGCGCGGGTCCGTGGTCCGGTGGGTATCGCGCCGGCGGGTTCGAGCTCACACCGTACGAACGGGTACAGCTAGGCGGACCCGAAGGACCGGGCGGCGCGTTCGAGATCGAGATCGGCGCCGTGCCACGGCTCAACGTCCCGGCGAACGCGCTCGACTCTGACGCGCCGGAATGGATCCTCAACGGTCCGAACGGACCATGAGCGGAGCCGAGCGGCTCCTCCGCGAACCGATCGAGGTGATCAACACGTCGCCGGCGACGGACCGTGGATCGTTCAACGAGGAGATCCCGTCCGAGACGCCGGCGATCACGAACGAGCGCGGCTATCTCACGACGGAATGGTCGCGCGATCTTGGGCTCGACGCGACGGATGAGATCCACACGACGTCGCGCTGGATCGTCCTCCTCGCGCGGACGACCGTCGCGGTCGCCGGCTCGAGGATCCGGCACGCCGAGGGGATGTTCGAGATCGAGGGCGACCCGATGCCGGTCCGAGCTCCGGTCGGAGCTCCGGTCCGTTTCTACGTCGCGAACCTGTCCCGCGTGTCCGCGGACCTCGCGGTCCCTCGAGGCGGTGTGTAGTGGCGCTCTCGAGTGCGGCGGTGTTCCGGTATCGCGGCCGGGCGGCGGACGCCGAGCTCCGGCGCGCGCCGGGGATGCGCGACGGGATGCGAACGATCGTCGACACCGCCGCCGGCGCCGCGAAACGGATCGCGCCGGAGAGGACCGGCAAGTACCGCGACGGGATCCGCGGACAGGTGGATCTTGACGGCGCCGACGGGTGGGTCGGCTACTTGATCGGCGAGGATTTCAAAACCGTCTGGATCGAGCTCGGGACCGGGGAACCGAAACCGACGCCGGCGTTCCAACCGCTCCGCCGAGGGCTCGAGTCCGTCGGGATCCGGCTCATCGCGAGGCTCTCCTCGTGACGCTTCCCTCCGCCGAGCGGCTCGTGATCGGTCGTCTCCTCGAGGCGCCGGCGCTCGTCGACGGGCGCATCGCCGACAGGTTCGACGAGATCCAAGTGTTCCCGGCGATCGTCGTTCCGGGGCTCGTCGGCGGAGGGGTCGTTCTCGCGCCGGTGTGGGATGGGGGACGCGTGCAATTGAACGCGTACGCCGACACGAAGCTCGAGGCTCTCGACGTCGCGCAGGATGCACGCGTGAGGCTCCTCACGACGCCGGGAGGCGTCAAGCAATGGCCGCCGGACGGGACCGTCCTCGGCGTCGTCTCGGCGATCACGGAGACGCTCGCGCCGCTGTGGTCGCCGGAGCCGGAGTCCGGTCGTCCTCGCTACACGTTCGAGGTTCGGGTATACGCTCGGGCCGTGTCCGCTCTCGGAACCTAGAAAGGGGAACCGATGCCACAGACGGGAACCGAAACGATCTTCGCCGCCGGCGCGCTCGTGTCCTACGCCGTCGCGGAGACAGCGCAACCGGCGACGGCGATCATCGCGCCGGCGGTCGCGTGGAACGACCTCGGCTATATCTCCGAGGCGGGACTCGATTTCTCCTACGGCGACGAACAGGTCGCCGTCCGCGCGTGGCAAGCCGCGTCGGCGGTCCGCCGCGGAAAGACCGGCGACGAGCTCACGGTCGGGATGAACCTCCTGCAATGGAACGAGCTCACGTTGCCGGTCGCGTTCGGCGGCGGAGTGGTCGTCCCGGAGGCCGGACCGCAGTACCGCTACCGGTTCCCGGCGGCGACCGACGGGCTCGTCGAGCGCGCGTTCCTGTTCCGGTGGATCGACGGCGCGCGGAATTTCCAGATGTGGATCCCGCGCGCGGTCCGGACGAACCCGACGAACACGACCCTCGCGCGGACCTCCGTCTCCGAGCTCCCGCTCGGGATTTCGGCGCTACAGCCGAACACGGTCGGCGCTCGTGTCGGCGAGATCCTCACCGACGACGCGCAATGGATCGTCTGAGGTAGCTCGAGAGCGCCGGCGACCGCCGGCACGAGAGGAGAGGAGGAGCAATGCCGGAGGAGAGAAAGCCGAACCGTGTCGACCTCGACGTCGTGGCGGATATCCGGGACGAGCTCGCGGGAGGCCGTCTCGACCCGCCGGAGATCGTGTTCAAGGGCGAGACGTTCGTTCTCCCGGACGATCTTCCGCTCGACGCGATCGAGGTGCAAGCGGATATCGGCGA